GGTATCACCGTCTGGGGTCGCCAAGAGGGAGCTCATGAGACCCGCGAGATCCACACCTTCTTCATCCTCCTCTTCAAAGAAATCCACATCTTCATCCTCGTCAAACTCCAACTCTTCCTCGTCAGAGACAATCTCACCCTCCTCAACTTCCTCAACTGATTCTTCATCTTCAGGACGAGACGACATTTTAACTTATACTGAGAATTTTCAAAATCAAAAATTTCGCAGTCGGGTGCGGTTTCAGCCGAAATTATTTTCTCTGCTTATAGTACAAAAACTCTCACAATGGCCGGTGGTCTTATGCAACTCGTCGCCTACGGCGCCCAAGACGTCTACTTGACCGGTAACCCAAAGGTTACCTTCTTCCAAGCTGTCTACAAGCGTCACACTAACTTCGCGATGGAAAACATCGAACAAACTGTCAACGGTACCGCGGCCAACTCTGGCCGTGTGTCCGTCACTATTGCCCGCAACGGGGATTTGGTCGGCGACATGTACGTCGAGCTCCAATCCGCGGCGGCGAACTCCCGTACCTCAGCCGGTGATGACTGTAACTGGGTCGCTGAGCGTGCGATCGCGTCCGCTGAATTGTCCATCGGTGGCCAACGCATCGACAAGCACTACCAACGCTGGTGGCGTTTGTACTCCGAGCTTTACTTGGACGAGTCCAAGAAGGCTAACTGGGGTAAGATGACCACTGCGCTCACCGGTAAGACTGTGTACTTGCCTTTGATCTTCTTCTTCAACCGCAACCCAGGTTTGTACTTGCCATTGATTGCCCTTCAATACCACGAAGTGCGCATCGACTTCGATTTGGCGTCCACCTTCGACACCTACTTGAGCACCTCCGTGTTCAAGGTCTGGGCGAACTACGTGTACCTCGACACCGAGGAGCGTCGCCGCTTCGCGCAAAAGGGTCACGAATACCTCATCGAGCAAGTGCAACACACTGGCTCCGACACCGTGACTGCGGGTTCCACCTCCAACAAGCGTTTGTCCTACAACCACCCAGTCAAGGAACTTGTGTGGTGCTTCAACGACCCAGCGTCGGGTAACGTTGCCACCTCTTTGTGGAACTTCACCTCCCAACCAGGTGCGTCCGCCATTGTCCTCGAGTCCAACACCTACGCCGATGTGTCCGGTAACTGCTTCGTGCCAATCACCCAAGCGACTGGTGTCCCACTCGTCAAGTGCGGTGAAGCTGGTTCCACCACCGAGTTCACTGAAGAAGTCGTTGGTCCACTCACTGACTTCAAGTTGGTCCTCAACGGTCAAGACCGATTCAAGGCCCAAAAGGGTAAGTACTTCAACCAAGTGCAAGCGTACAACCACCACTCGGGCTGCCCATACCCAGGTGTGTACTCGTACTCCTTCGCGCTCAAGCCAGAAGAACACCAACCAACTGGTACGTGCAACTTCTCCCGCATCGACAACGCGCAAGTCGCGGTCACCCTCCCAGCGGCGGTTGCCAACACCACCATGCACATGTTCGCGGTCAACTACAACGTTCTCCGCATCCAAAGTGGTATGGGTGGCCTTAGCTTTAGCTCGTAATGGAGTTAAGAACAGGGCCAAAAAGCAGGCGTTAAAAGCGTTTGTCCTGCTAGTCTGTGTGTGCAGGCGAGACAACCTGGTTGCGGGAAGTTCCTTAGAGCTCTAACTACCACCCCCATTTGGAAACTTTTGGGGGGATCTCGGTTAATGACCGAACCCGATGGTAAAAATGTTAGAGATTGGATAATCCGCAGGCGAGAATCTAAGTTCGCTACGACAAGAATATGATTCCGTTTCAACGATCGCTAAGGTGTCGGTGGTAAATGAGGAGTTAGTCACTCTGATACTGCTTAAGGTACGATCTGGCCCACTGGGAAACCTTTGGGATTAACCGTGCTTTCTCCAACTAAGAAAGCTATGGCTACATGTTAATTATCGAATCGCGTTATTTATAAAAACTCAAATATTAAGATACTTCAAATATCTTAATATCTGCTTCGCGTTTTACAATTAGAAATTAATTCCCAGGGGAATGATATGGAAAAGACTTGCACCCTCTGTGAAGAAACCAAGTCAATCGAAGACTTTGGAAAACATAAACAGATGAAAGATGGTCATTTAAATCAGTGTAAAGTATGTCGCAAAGAATACATGAAAGCATATGAATCAAAGAATAGAGAGAAATTATCTGAAAAGGCAAAAGAGTATTATGAAAATAACAGAGAGCAAATAAAAGAGCGTGTAAGAAACTACTGGAATGATAATGCTCATGAAATAAATGAAAAAAGGCGAGAACGATACAATAATGACGAAGAATATAGAGAAAAAGTATTAACCGAGTGTTCCAAATCTAACGCCAGGTGTCGTCCAGAAAGACGCATGGAAGCTAAAGAAAATAAGACACCTTCATATTACCTTGAACTATGTCGTAAAAGAATGTGGCATGCATTTAATGGGAGAGGTGCCAAGTCAGATAAAACAAAGGCACTTCTTGGTTGTGATGGTGACTTCTTGAAAAGGTATTTAGAATCCGCAAAGGTCGAAGGAAAAGATTATTCCAATGCTCACATAGATCACATCATCCCATGTTCATCATTTGATATGTTAGACGAAGAACAACAAAGAAAATGTTTTCACTATACAAATCTCCAGCTATTACCAGTCCACGAAAATCTCGCAAAGAGCAATAAAATCTAATAGTATAGTAAAATGGCAAACAAACAAAAAACAACACAGCAGCAATTGGGTATGTGGATTCCAGTAACAATCCTCGTTGCTGGTATTATTGTGACTATTGTTACAATTTCAAGAAATAAATAAAAATGTCGTATCATAGTATAAAAAATGGGTGTCATTGTGACAGAAAGTATTGAATTGGGTGTTGGTCTCAGTGTAGACTCATACTACATCTCCCTAGATGGAAATGATATCCGTATTCAACGGATACAACAGAGGCATGAGCATGTGTACAGTGAGGATGGTAGTCATGAGGAAGTCTTGAAATCCACATTCCAAATTGAAACTAGTTTTACCTCATGGATCTCGAAGGAGGCGAAGGATGCTGGTAACCGTAGTATTGGTCGCAGGAGGATCTCTGTTGATTTGGATGCTGCTCCAACTGGAAATATCTACGAACTCTTGTACAATCAGTTAAAAAAAGGACTCACTAATTATGTAGACGCATAAATGCAAGACGTATACACAGACGGAAGTTGTTTGGGAAACCCCGGTCCAGGTGGTTGGGCCGTGACTGGCGCGGGCATTAATATGTCGGGGGGTAAAGATGGAACAACAAATAATGTCATGGAAATGACTGCCGTCGTTCAGGCACTTCAACAGTGCCTCGCACGCGACATTCTTGAGATAAGACTGTTTACAGACAGCACATATGTCAAGAATGGTATCACTTCGTGGATTAAGAATTGGAAGAGGAATGGGTGGCGTACCGCTGCGGGTACACCCGTAAAGAATAAGGGGTTGTGGATCGAAATCGATACACTCCAGAGTAAGATGACCTCTGTGGAGTGGAAGTGGGTCAAGGCACATAATGGACATCCACAGAATGAACTCGTGGATACGATGGCATACCAAGAGGCCACCGAGATTAAAAATAGCCGTGTACTTTAAAATGAACGCTGGTATATTAATCATTATATCTTGCATGTTGTCATGTATCGTGATGTTTTCACAAAACATGTTATGTGGACCAATGATAACGATCGGTACACCAGAGTCAACAGACAATATGTGTAGAAATATTCATGGTATCATCAGTTGTATTCTATGTCTGTTTACATTGATTAGTATGTTTCTCGTATAAAATATTTCTGCGCGTAAAATAATGGAGCCCCACTCGTGGTGTGAGAAGCAGGAGAAGCTCCTCAAATCGTGGGCCGAGAGAGCCGCGGGATATCGCTGGCTTCATAATCATGCACGTCTTCACTATAAAAAACAGAATGATTACCTGTCATACCCGAGTATAATCATCGCGAGTATCACAGGTGTTGGGGGGTTCGCGGTTCTCAATCCAAGTGGGAATGATAGTGTTTCTAATGAAACTCGCGCTAAAATTATGATTGTACAATACTTCTTTGCGTTCCTCAATGTTTTGGGTGGTATCCTCACATCTATAAGTAAGTTTAGTCAGAGTTTGAGTCTCTCAGAGGCACACTCTGCGATGTGTGTCCAGTACTCCAAGTACTATAGAAATATAGATATGGAATTGTCCCTCGATGAGAATGACCGCACAGGGGTTGTTGATTTTGTGAAGAAGTGTCGCGAAGAGT